ATCGCGAAGACGTACATCTGCTGGTTGTACGATCGGCAGTACAGCGAGGACATCGAGGCTGGGAACAACTACGCTGACCGTCTCAAGGCGAATGCGGAGTTGCTCATGACGGGCCTCCTCAACGGTACGATCGATCTTCCCGGTGTGCCGCCTATCACAGGTAGCCCGGTGTTCTACCCGACTGACGCTTCGTCGGCACAGGATCCCACGTTTGACGATCCCTCCCTAGGCCCTGCTGCGTTCTCGATGGGAATGCGCTTCTAGCAGGGAGGTGAGCTCACGTGACGACCCCTTGGGGCGATGTCCCCAATCTACCTCGTGGCAGGGGCCGCTTCGGCGTTCGCAACTTCATGCAGACGCCCATCAGCCCGAGTGGTGCAGCTCCTAGCGGTAACCCATTCACGAGCCCGCTTCGTCTGTCCGACATCAAGTACGCAGTCTACGGTGGTCTTCGATTCGACCGTGTGCTGTACGCTGGCTGGGAGTTCTCGCCATCGATCGGTATGGTGGCGAAGGACATCGACCTTCTCGGACTTGAGCTGTCTAGCTTTATCGAACCACTCGAAGCTGCCATCGCCTACATGTCTCAGTCGATTGCCATGAACTTCGCTGAGGAAGGTCGACCAGACAAGTGGGAAGAGCTGAACGAGTACTCAGTCAAAGTTCGTGGCAGTGATCATCCCATCCTGGTTCGCTCTGGTCGGCTGAAGGACGTTGCGACCTCCTTCTCAATCTGGACTGTCACACCTACAGCGGCGACGATTCGATCCTTGCCTGAGTTCGTCTGGTATGGAGCTCTCCACCAGGAAGGCTTCGGCAGCCTCAACAACGTGGCGCGATCCATTCTTCGTAACGCTGTCAAGGAAGGTGCTGACCCTCGCATCTTCACCCCTGAGAACGTCGAGAAGATGGCAAAGGCTCTTCTCGAGGGTAGAGTCAAGCTCAAGAACCCCCGGCAGGCTACCAAGGTTGTTATTCCGGCTCGTCCTTTCATTGTGTTCCAAGACCCTGAAGACATCGATGCGATTCAGGAGATCTTTGTCGAGTGGATGGAAGCGGCGGCGAACCGAGTCGGAAGGAACTGGAATAGGCTATGACAGGACCTTACCCATACCCAGCCAACATCACCAAGATCACCGAAGCGCTCTTCAATCGGATCGTGGCGGGTGTAGCTGGTGCTCCGTACAGCGTTCTCTCCGACGGCGAGACGGTACTGTTGGAAGAGGACGTGTACTACGGAGACCAGAGTCGGCTTCCTCATGCGACGGCGGTGTGTCTCGAACCTTCCGACAAGGATCGAGTCTTGTCAGGCGCACCGAACATGACAACGAACGACTTCACCATCTTCATCCTGGTGTACGTACAGCTCGTCCAAGACGTTCAGCAGACACGCAAGGACGCTGACAACTTGGCGTACGACATCGAGCACTGGCTACACCAGGACCTACAACTCAGCGGCACCCTGATCCACGGCTTCGTCTCACGTGCGGAGTCTGGGTTCACGTTCAAACAGAATACGCTCTACAGGTCATCTCGTATGACCTACTCGGGAAGAAACAAGACCTCTCTACCAGTAGCGTGAGGAGTGTCATGATCAGGTACGAGGTGACAGCCGAGCAGGAATGCTCCGTGCCGGGCATCGGCATGCTCACGGCTGGCGAGACAGTGGAACTTACGGAGTTCCAGATCCACAACTTCACATCCCAGCTCGGCTACCCTCCGGTAGCGGGGAACTGGCCTAGCTGGGTCAAGTTCACGACAGTCCTTACGGACGAGGAGGCGTAATGTCGCAGACCATTGGTGCCGCCGGTCAATGCGGCATCGCACCGGAAGTGCTTGGCACTGTTGCCAACTTCGCTGGTGCCCCCGCTGCGGGTGGTGCCCTCACAGCCGGCACGTACAAGTACTACATCACCGGCATCAACACGTTCGGTGAGACGAACGTCAACACCGAGGTCACCGTCACGACGTCGGCCGGTAACCTGACGGCCGCGCTCACGTGGACGGCGCTGACAGGTGCGACCGGCTACAAGATCTACCGGACGGCGGCAGGCGGCGCAACGGGTACTGAGCTCCTGCTGACGACGCTCGGTCTTGTCACGTCGTTCAACGACACAGCCGTCGGTGCTCCATCGGGTGCGTTCCCGCTCGTCAATACGGCTGCCGTCGGTGGCACGTACGTCGCTCCGACGAAGTTCTTCCCGATCAACTCCGAGTCGGTCAAGTTCGTTCAGGACACGGTGTGGCGTCGGCCGATCCGCAAGACGGCTGACATCGTCGGCGCGGTCGCGGGCAACGCTCACGTCGAGGGCGACATCGAGATGGAAGCTCTCGAGGACGTCGTGCCCTGGTTCCTGATGTGCTCGCGCACGTCGGTGGTCAAGTCGGGTGGTCCGAACTACAGCTACGTCTTCACGCCCACCCCGGCCGCACTCCCACAGCGCACGATGAGCATCACGATCGAGCGCAACACCGGCGTCATCTTCGGCTACGTCGGATGCGTGGTGAGCCAGTTCAAGTTCTCGATCAGCGACGGCGTTCTCATGTTCACCGTCTCGATCATCGGCCGCGACGAGGCGAGCCAGTCCACTCCGGTTCCGACCTTCACCACTACGGTGCCGTTCGGCGCCGGCAACTACCAGATCCAGATCCCGACGGCCTCGCAGGTCTTCGACGTCGACACGTTCGAGTGGACGTGCAACGACGCTGCGGTCCCACAGTACCGTCTGAAGGACACTGGCCGCGGTGCTCAGTTCGTGAACTTCGGAGAGCGTCAGGTCGGCCTGACGTGCGAGCGCGACTTCGACACTCGTGCCGACTACGATGCCTTCAAGGCTCTCACGTCGCAGTCGATCACGATCATCGCCACCAAGGGTGTGAACAACAAGATCACCCTGCTCACGGCGGTGTCGATCAAGGACACGTACGAACTCGGCCTCTCCGGCGAAGGCGATCTGGTGCGGGCGAGCATCGCCTACCAGTTCCCGATCGACGGCGGTGGCCTCAGCTACACCTGCACGGTGCTAACGCAGGAAAACGTGGTGTAAGATCTTAGTCTCTCTAGAGTCTAACCAGCTTAGACTCTAGAGAGACCAAAGGAATCTACCACCTAAGTACAAAGCCTACCCATTTCGTCTAACTAGATTCTAGGTCTATGATGCGGATTTGGGAAGCAGCGGCCCTGTGGGCTTTGTACAAAGCAGGCCCGCGTGTTACATGTATATACTGGAGGGTGAGAATGCCAAGGGCAACCGTTTCAAAGAGTACCGAGCGCAAGGAGCTCGAGTCGATTCCTGTCGAGGATGGGCAGGAGAAGGCCTTCGTCGAACTTCGTCGGTTCTCGTTCGGCGAGAAGATGGAGAAGGACGCCGAAGCGCTGAAGATGAAGTTCAACTCGGACACCGACAACAAGGAAGACGTCAACGCCGAGGTCGCGATGGTGTCCGTCAAGGCGAACATTCTCGAGATCCAGCGCTGCGTGGTCGACCACAACCTGGAAGACGACAGCGGGAACAAGCTCGACTTCCGGAAGGTCGAACACATCCGGATGCTCGACCCTCGCGTCGGCCAGGAGATCACCGAGCTCATCGGCGAGATGAACGACTTCGTCAAGGGGTCGAACGCGTCAGGGGTCGATAGCAAGGGAAAATAATTCCACCTCTACCTTACCGGATCAAGACTTCCATCGTCATGAAGAGAAAGATGGATCCGGAAGTGGAGGAGATAGTCAAGCTAGTGAGGCTGTGCCAGCTTACGAATAGCCTCCCACGAGCTGGAGGCCTCCTAGACCAAGACGCATACTTTGTCTACTGCTACGAGTTAGTAGCTGAGGCGGACGCCGAGAAGCAAAAGCTCGAACAGGCAAGACAGAAAGCGAAGTGACGACGTGGCGCTCGCGACTCGAAACCTCTACCTCGTCCTGAAGGCTCGGGACGAGGCCTCTCGCGTTGTTCGAGGTTTTGGTCGCGAGCTGTCACGTGCGCAGGAACTTTCCAATGCTCAGAGTTTGCGTCAGCGTGCGAATGTAATCCAAGCTGAGTCACAGATGCGATCGATGGCCAACATGGCTCAGGTATTCGCATTGCGCGATCAGGCTCAGCAGGCCAAGGCAAAAGCGGATGCAGCCCAACGACGAGGCGCTCCGCGATCTGTGATCCAAGGCCACATCGCTACTTACAACCGGCTCAACAAAGAGGCGACAGAACTCACTCGCGCTAACAATGTGGCGAGCAAGTCTATGTCTCTCTTCACAAAGCAGCTTCGCAACCAAGCCGATGAACTTGAGAATGGTCACAAGAGAGCGTTGCAGTTCTCGAATGCCCTGCATCAAGTCTCGGCTACGATTGTCACTGCTGGTGCTGGTCTGACTATCGCTGGCGGCGTTGGCATTGCCATCATGTTCAAGTCTGTCGAGGCTGCGCAGGAGTATGCGCGCCAAGTAGCCTTGACCAAGACCCAGGTTGATGGCTTCAGTGCTAGCCTCGAAGACTTGTCCAAGATCGGTTTGGATGTCGCTTCGAAGATTGCTGTACCGTTCGAAGAGATTCAGCCTGCGCTGTACAACATCTTCTCGTCGACCAATGCTAACTTGGACCAGGCTAAGCTTCTCCTGACCGAGTTCGCTAAGGCTGCTGTCGCTGGTCAGGTCTCGATCGATGATGCGGCCAAGGGTACCATTTCGATCATGAACGCCTTCAACGTTCCGATGGAGCAGGTCGGACGGATCTTGGACATTCAGTTCCAGATCGTCCGTAAGGGTGTTGGTACCTATGACGACTTCCAGAAGGTGTTCGGTCGAGTTGTTCCATCAGCGACTCGTGCACAGCAGAGCTTCGAAGAGGTTGGCGCTGGTCTTGCCTACCTGACTCGTAACGGTTTGAGTGCTGCGATGGCGTCCTCGTCATTCGCACGTGCTCTCGATGCGATGTCAAACCCGAAGGCTGTCAACTCCATGGAGCAGCTTGGCATCAAGGTTCGCGATGCCAAGGGCAACATGCTTCCTCTGGAAGAGTCCCTGAAGAACTTGCAGAAGTACCTACTTAGCCTTCCGAACAAGGATCGCATCGGAGCTCTCGTCGACATCTTCAAGGGTGCCGGCGGTACGATTCAGGCTCGACGGTTCCTCGACCAGGTACTGTTGAAGCCGGGCGAGCTCGATGAGTACATCGGCTTCCTGAACGACATGAAGGGCGCTAACGGTCAGTTCGAGCAAGCGTACACAACCATGAGCAATACGGTTGCTGCTCAGACCGAACTGCTGAAGAACAAGTTCAAGACCTTCCAGGTCATCATGGGTCAGATCTTGACGCCTGTCTTCGTGGCCATCCTTCAGTGGCTGAATAAGATCCTCTCGAAGTTCAACGACCTCTCGCCAGGCGCGCAGAAGATCATCATCATCATGCTGGCAGTTGGTTCTGTATTCGCAGTGGCTGCAGGTCTGTTGCTCATCTTCATTGGTGTGCTCGCAGGCGTTGCTGCGGCTGTCGTTGCTGCCGGCGCAGGGTTCTTCTACCTGGTTGGTGCTGTCGTAGCTATCGTCGCGGGCCTAGGTTTGATCGGAGCCGCATTCGCTACGGCATGGGCCAAGAGCGAAGGCTTCCGGAAGATCATCAGCTACGTCGGCACGACCTTGTACTTCCTGTGGAACAACATCCTCGTACCTTTCGCCAAGGACGTCAAGCAGAAGTTCGAACAGGATCTTGCACCCGCACTTAGCAAGTTCGCGGACATGTTCAAGACGAAGATCCTGCCCCAGATTCAGCAGTTCCAGATCTGGCTGACGCAGGAGATCATGCCGCGGATTAGGGAGCTGGCGAACTTCCTCAAGGACATGCTCGCGAACGCATTCAAGTTCGTCGGCTACGTGATCGAGCACTTCGTCAAGCCGACGCTGAGCTTCCTCTCGAACTGGTACGAGACCCACAAGGCTACCATTCAGATGATCGTCGACAAGATCGTCTGGTTCGCTACGCAGTACGGAAAGTACCTCCTGATCATCCTCGCCGTGTTGACTCTCGTCTTCGCTGGACCGATCGTTGCCATCATCATCGTGTTCGTAGGCGTGCTGATGGGCGTAGTCATGGTCCTCATCTACATCGTCGAAGCTGTGAAGTCCGTCATCGATTGGTTCAAGCACTTCGGTGACCACTGGGACTGGCTAGTCGGTAAGATCAAGGGCATAGGCAAGGACATCATGGATACCGTGACGGGGTGGAAGACGTCTATCGTCAACTTCTTCGACGGCATTGGTACGTGGCTGTACGACGCAGGCAAGAACTTGCTCGAGGGCCTGATCAAGGGTGTTCAGGATCACATCCCGAACGTGAAGGGTGTAGTTGGAGCTGTGGCTCAAGCCATCAAGGACTTCTTCCCCTTCTCGCCTGCGAAGACAGGTCCGCTGTCCGGAAGCGGAGGCTTGTACTACTCCGGCAAGAAGATGGTAGACCAGCTTGGTCAGGGCATGCAGGATAACCTGGCAGCTGTTAATGGTCCTGCAAGCAACGTCGCAGGCTCGGCTGGTGCGGCTCTACTAACGCCCGCACAGGGTCAGCTTGGAAACGTACAGCAGACGTTCAACATCACTACGCAGGAGATCAACCCGCGTAGGCACTCGGCAGAGCTTGGCTTCCTAGTCGCGCAGAGGGTGTAATGGTCGCACTTACTGATTACCAGTACCAGTTGGGCGCTTCAGGCGTCCTCCTGAATAGTGACTCTCTGGGCTTGCCGTTCGTCGACGTTACGAAGGTCGCAGGGCTGGACTCAGCTCCGTTCCGTGAGACCATTCGTGACCGTGAAGGGCAAGACGGCGGGTTCATGGATGCTGAGTTCGAGACGGGACGTGAGCTCTCGATCGAGGGGACTGTATATGGGATCGTTGGAAACACGGAACCCTACCTCGACTCAATCAAAGAGAACTGGGGTCCGTCAACTTCTCTGGTACCGCTCTACGTCAAGCTCCCTGGTGTATCGCAGCGTCTATTGTTTGTCAAGCCTCGCGGCGTTCGTTACGATCAGGATACTGCGCAGCGTATCGGATGCACTCCGATCCAATTCCTAGCGTACGCTGAGGACCCTCGACTCTACGACGACAACTTGCAGAGCTTCGTCGCACCATACGGTGGTCTCGCGACAACAGGTTTCGGATTCAACGTCAGCTTCAACTTCAGCTTCGGTGCTAGCATCCCGCTGACGGGTGTGAACGTCATCAATGGCGGGAACAGACCGACGCCGGCGCTGATAACAATACAAGGTCCTGTTGTGAACCCTCGTGTCATTAACGACACGTCAGGTCGTACACTCGCCTTCTACCCTCTGACCTTGACTGTCAGCGATACGGTTGTCATAGACTTGGATCACAGGACTGCCATCTTGAATGGTAGTACGAACGTCCGCGGACTGATGATCTCACCTGACTGGTTCTTGTTCCCGAAGGGTAGCACGTTCATTCGGTTCGGTGGAGAGTCAGGTAGCGGAACAGCTACAGTCAGCTTGAGGAACGCATGGAGGTAAGGTGACAGAATACAACCCGCCTGGTTGGCTGCAGAACTCAGGTTCCACGAACACAGCCCAGCAGCTGCGGAGCTACGTCCAGACACTTAGTGCTGGAGCGATCTCGTCAGGTACGCTGACAGGTCGTGGTGGCGTCAACATGTCGATCGGTAACAAGTTGCTGGTCACTCAGACCGGCTCGCCATCGATGGCCGTCATCGTCAAGTCCGGCTGTGCCATGATTCCAGGTTCGGAAGCTGGCTCACAGGGCTGCTACGAAGTTCAGAACGATGCCGACGTAACTCTGAGCATCACCGCGGCTCACCCTACGCTGCCTCGAATCGACATCGTCTGCTTCAAGGTTCAGGATGCGGCCTTCTCGGGCGTGACGAACTCTTGCTCACTCGTCGTCGTTGCAGGCACACCTGCTGGTTCGCCTGTAGCTCCGTCGGCCCCCGCCAACTCACTCGTGCTGGCGAACGTTGCCGTTGCGGCTGCTGCAGCTTCGATCGTCAATGCGAACATCACCGACAAGCGTGTACAGCTTGCGGCTGTGGGTGGCATCATCGTGTGCACGAGCACGACACGTCCCGCAGCAGGTACGATTCCGATCGGTCAGGCAATCTACGAGACGGACACCAACCTTCTTCGCACGACACCTGATGGTGGTACTACTTGGTCTGGGGGACCGAAGGGTCTCATTGCTCGTAGTCGTCGTACTACGAACCAGACCAGCAACTCCGCTACCGAGCAGGGCGTGATCCGCTTCGACGACATTCCAGTCGTTGGTGGCCGCGTCTACGCCATCTACACTTCAACGCTCAACATGACGCCGTCGGTGTCAGGGTTGACGGCGGAAGCAAGGCTGCGGATCACGACTGACGGCAGTACACCAACGAACGCATCGACGCAGGTTGGAGACCTGTTGCTCGAGGCAACGGCTACGTTCGTTCCGGCCAACGGCGGCGTGCTGCGAACGCTTTACATTGCCAGCCCTGGTGATGTCCTCTCCGTGTTCTTCGGTTGGGTGCTAGCAGGCGGTACTGGCACTGTCACGCTCAACGGCTCGTCAACAAAGCCTGTCGATCTGTACGTCGAAGACCTCGGCGTCGATCCTGGTACAGGCTTCGCAACGATTCTGTAAGGAGGCGGTATGCCTAGCTACGATCAGCTAGGACAGGAGCAAGTCTGGCACGATCAGTTCGTGCCACCATTTATGTCCGGCTTTCTGATCACACCACTTCAAAACTTCTACGGCCTGGACGCTAACAACTGCAACGCGCCAGGCGACAACAACCACCTCTACGGTCGGCACAGGTCGGCCAACTGGGATCTGCAGTCCGCCTACTGCACTAACCGCTCCTACGGTACGAAGGATGCACGAGACAAGCAAGGTAACCTGAACTGGTACCGAGCAGTCGACATCGGCATCCAAGGTCAGACACTTTGGGACGCTTGCCACCGTATGGACGCCGCAGTCCGTGCTGGTGAGATCCCAGAGCTGGCTGAGTGGTTCGGAACGTTCGATGGGCAGACCGTCGTCGGCTGGTACGAAGGTCACGCATCATCGTCGGACTCGAGCCACTTGTACCACATGCACCTCGGCGTCTGGAATGAGTTCGCGGACAACTTCCAGGTCATGGAGAAGCTATTCGCAATCGTCACAGGAGAAGACATGGGACTCACGCAGGAAGAGCACACCTGGCTGTACAACACGGCCAACCTGACCTACGAGGCCTTGGTCCTCGGCCACGACACGATGGGCGCCGGCCTGTTCCTCAGTGGCTCAGGCACGCCGACGAACAACCTCCCGATCGAGCTCGTGCGGAAGGTCAACAAGCTGCAGGCTGACAACGAGGACATGAAGGCTCAGCTCGAGACCATGCAGGCCGCGATCGACGCTCTGCAGCCAGGTGGCAGCGCTACGCTGGTGCCGCACACTCACAACGTCAGCGTTACCGTCAGCGGCTCTGGTTCCGGTTCTTCCGGCCCGGCGAACGCCTCGGAGTAAGTCGTGTTCGGCGTGGAGTTAGGGAACTACGGTCCGGCATCGCTGCTGGCCATGTTTGTCGTTGCCATACTCGTTGGTGCCCTAATTCCACGCTGGACGCACAACAGGATCGTCAGA